GAAGGTGAATCACATTATATATCTGATCTCAATCAGGTTGATCTTACACAGGGTAAGTGGTTGATACTTACAAGAACTAAAAGCAATTTGTTAGATATCATGAAAGATTTAAAACGTAAAAATTTTTATTATCAAAGTAATAAAGGTAAGAGTTTTAAAGTTGGTATGTACGAAGCTGCAGTTGCGTACACTAAATGGACCCTGGGTGAATTACTTGATGACAAAGAAACTAGTGCAGTTAAAGAATTTATACCTACAGCTAACTGGGATGTTAAAGTTCCATGGTATGATAAGTTTGTAGCAGATCAAAAAGAGATTTTATATTTAAGAAATTTAATTGCATCTAAAGAAAATTTAAAAGAAAAAGCAAGAATATGGTTGTCAACGATTCATGCGATAAAAGGTGGTGAGGAAGATAATGTAATCTTATCTTTGCATCAAGGACGTACTGTACAACAAGGAATCAAATCAAGTGTTGACAAACAAGATGAGGAGCATAGAGTGTGGTATGTGGGAATCACGAGAGCACGAAATAATCTATATAAACTGAGAGCAAAAAAGAAATTAAGGGAGTATCAACTATGACAGATAAAAATATATTGGACGAGGCGTTTCCACAATATACTCAGGTCGGCGGGAATCACTACACTAAGTTTCCCATTCAACCTTATGAGTTTATTTCTAAAAACGATCTATCGTTCTTTCAAGGAAACGTTGTAAAATACGTTTGCCGCTATCAACGTAAAGGAGGCGCAGAGGATATTAAAAAAATAATACACTACTGCCAGTTAGAATTAAAAAAAATGAGAGACATGAAGAACAAATGATATTACCACAAACAGAGTGGGTGCAGCCTACAGAGTATCCTGATCTTAGATCTTATGATGAGATTGCCATTGACTTAGAAACAAGAGATCCAGATCTAAAATCAAAAGGATCAGGTGCAGTTGTGGGTAATGGTGAGGTTGTGGGAATAGCTGTAGCTACCTATAATGATAAGTGGTATTTTCCTATCGCCCATCAAGAGGGTCCTAACATGAATAGAGATACAACTTTAAAATGGTTTAAAGATATACTTGAGTGTCCAGCTACAAAAATATTTCACAATGCCATGTATGACGTATGTTGGATACGTAGTTTAGGCTTAGATATCAATGGGTTAGTGGTAGATACCATGATTGCGTGTTCATTGTTGGACGAAAACAGATTTTCATACACACTCAATACTCTGTCCTGGCATTTTTTGAACGAAGGTAAAAACGAAAGAGCATTAAATGAAGCTGCTAAGTCAAGAGGACTAGATGCTAAAGCGGACATGTGGAGATTACCTGCACACGAAGTGGGAGCATACGCTGAAAAAGATGCAGAGCTAACTTTTAAACTTTGGCAACATGTAAAAAAATTAATTATAGAAAATGATCTTGAAGAGATTTTTAATCTTGAAACGGATCTTTTTCCTTGTCTCGTTGATATGCGTTTTTTAGGCGTTCGCGTAGATACTCAAAGAGCTTACGACTTGCGTAAGGAATTGATTGGACAAGAGCAACTGTTATTGCGAGAAGTTCAACAAGAAACACAAGAAGATGTCCAAATATGGGCAGCAAGATCGATTGAAAAAGTTTTTCAAAAATTAAATTTATCTTACGAACGTACCGCGAAATCCAATGAGCCTTCATTTACTAAAAATTTCCTTTCTAATCATCCACATCCTATCATACAAAAGATAGCAGAGGCAAGAAAGATTAACAAAGTAAACACAACATTCATAGATACAATATTAAAACATGAACACAAAGGTAGAATACATGCGGAGATAAATCAAATCAGATCCGATGATGGTGGTACAATTACCGGACGTTTTTCATATTCTAATCCAAACCTACAACAGATACCTGCGAGAGATAAAGTTTTAGGTCCTATGATTAGAAGTTTATTTATACCTGAGAAAGGATGCAAGTGGGGTTGTTTTGACTACTCGCAACAGGAACCAAGACTTGTTGCACACTATGCACTACGTTATGGTTTACCATCTGTAAATACAATTGCAGATTCATACGACACAGATTCTTCAACAGACTTTCACAAAATAGTCGCTGAGATGGCAGAGATACCTAGAGAACAAGCTAAAGTAATTAACCTTGGTTTATTTTATGGCATGGGAAAAGCAAAGTTACAAGCAGAGTTAGGTGTAACAAAGTACAAAGCGGAAGAACTCTTTGAGAAATATCATTCACGAGTTCCGTTTGTAAAACAATTAATGAATGAGGTTATGAAAGCTGGCGCTAAAAAAGGTCAGATAAAAACTTTATTAGGTAGAAGATGTAGATTTCCTAAATACGAGCCTATTTTACGTGGCAGTGATTGGGGTAAATACATACCACCTGAAGATGAAGAACGTATGCAAGATCTACAGAAGATGGGGCCATATTTAAAAGACGACGAAGATGAAATATTAAAAGATAAAGATGGCAATCCTAAAAAAAATTACTGGCATAACAATCCAACACGTCGAGCATTTACATACAAAGCTTTAAACAAACTTATACAAGGATCAGCTGCTGACATGACTAAGAAAGCTATGTTAGAATTATATAAAGAAGGTATTACACCACACATACAGGTACACGATGAATTAGATATATCTGTTATTAATGATTTAGAGGCAGAAAAAATAAAAGATGTAATGGAAAACGCAGTTGACTTAAAGATACCAAACAAAGTAGACTATGAAGCTGGTCCTAATTGGGGTAGTATTAAATAATGTTTTTGATAGACACTTATTTAGATAAAAGTAAAATACATGGTGTTGGAGTTTTTTCAAAAGAAAATATAAAAAAAGGTGAAAAGATAAAAGAAGAAAGACCTGAGTTTGAAATGGAATTTGATAAAAATAAACTGCCTCAAATGCCTTTAGCTTTAGCAAAACTTATAGACACTCATGCTTATGAAAGAAGATTAAATTCTAACATACTTGTATTAGGTCTAGACAATGAAAAATATTTAAATCACAGCGATAATCCCTCTGTCAATGATGATGGCGTAGCTTTAAAAGATATAAATATAGGCGACGAAATTACAATAGACTACAGAGACTTTGATGATAGTATTCAAACATGGCTTACTTAAATGCAAACATACCACCAACCTACGCACAGATAAGAAGAGAATATTTATATGACTTACAAAAACATCATGGAGAAGTTGAAGACTGTATTATCTTTGGTCTATCGGCTATTACTGGAAGGAGCATACTATGGCATGCTATTATGGAAAACGGTGCAATATTTTATCGCCTACCAATTAGCGCGTTTATTCAAAAGGGATTTGACCCATCCAGAGTGCCCACAAGACGACTTGATGAACTACAGCTCTGGAATTGTTTTTCTTATTATCCTTCTGTTCACTCTTTCGATATATTAGATGGACAAGCAGGTAAATACATAGGAAAAGATAAAAAATGGCATCACGGAAAATATTTATTTACTGTTGACTTTGGACATCCAGAGAGTAACATACTTGACACCGATCATTCGGAGATCCCGCACGAACACAAGTGCGCTCACATAATTGCATTAGATGAAGGCAATTTTGCAGCACAGCCAAACAATCGTTGTATATGGGACATACCTTCATTTACAGTTAAGGATACTATACCTGATTGGAAGGTACAGACGAATGAGTGGAACGTAGAGGATAGTAGTCAGTGGCGCACAGAAGATACTGATAAATTCTTTTACGAGATTGAGGAGAAGAAAAAATGATATGTGTAAACTGTAATATGGGGTTTATATTAACTCCAATTAATGTTAAAAAGGAATGTCCGCATTGTGGATATGCTCACGGTGCTGATTATGTAGAACATACTCACAACGATGGCACAACTCACGCGCATGAAGGTGGAAATGTTCAGCACACACATGAGGAGGATAACATGGTAAAAAAAGTTGTAAAATGGATTTGGAATATTATTGCATGGCCATTTAAGAAAATACACAATTGGTTAAATGGATAAATTTATGGAGATAGCCAGGATGAATTATTATTTTACGGGTATATTAATCGTAATGTTGGTTCTCCTGGCTTTCTGTGGAGGACCACATGTCCAATAAACCATTATCAATATCGGAGTCAGCAGCCGTCCAGATGCCTATGAAGACGGTTGCCAGTCTGATCGTAATCGTGGCACTCGGCACGATGGGATACTTTCAGATAATAGAACGTCTAAACATAGCTGACACCAGATTACAATTGATGGAGAAAGAACTAATCGAGAATACAGAATTTAGAATCAAATGGCCACGGGGCCAACTTGGGTCGCTTCCCGCAGATAGCGAGCAATTCATGATGATCGAGGATCTTTATAAGACCACGGATAAGATTAACGAACATGTAGAGGACATGGCTTTAAACAAAGTAAACATAGAATTTTTAAGAAAACAAATGGATAAAGTTCTAGAAGATATAGAAAAATTAAAAGACGCAAACAGAGAGATTAAATACAATGGTAACGGGAGTTATTCACAATGATAGGTTTATTTTTTATAGGTATTGTGGTTTCGATTATTATGTTATCAATATTAATATATGTGAGAAAATATGATTGAGTCTATAGTGGCACTTTTGATGTTCGTAAACGGAGAGATCAAGGAACACCTTGTGCAAAAAAACATGGCACATTGCCTCCGAGGCAAGCGCCACGCGGAGAGGGAGTATTCAGAAACAGTGACCTACAAATGCTATAAAGGTAAAGCAGAGATAGAGTTGTACCAAGGAAGAAAATATATTAAAGCTTTAATATTAGAATAATGAATTTATCACGTAACTTCACGCTTCAAGAATTAATCAAATCTGATACTGCTGTTAGATTGGATATCAACAATAATCCAAACTCAGATCAGATAGAAAAATTAAAAGCACTTTGTGAAAATATCTTACAGCCGGTACGTGATCATTTTGGCAGGGTTAAGGTGACGAGTGGTTTCCGTAGCGAGGCGTTGTGTGTTAAGATCGGCAG